CGAATGAGTTTCACAGTTTCTTGCTGCTGCGCCCATTGGATATCGGCGTGCCGTTGCGTCTGTTGACGAGTGTTGTATTCGCGTAGTTGCTGCTCAGCGTGGGAGAATAAATTAGACAGAGCATTCGCTCGTGCGTTAATTTCCTCCTGCCGAGCAATATACGCAGCCGGATCAGTAGTTCTGAGAGCCTGCATATCGGGGCTGTTAACCTCGTTCAACAACATTTGACGCCCATTTTGCAGGAACAGACCAACTTGGGCTAATGCCTGTTCATGTGCTTGAGCTTGAGCTTGAGCCGCTTGTTGGTTTACGGCCTGTTGAGCCTGTAAATTGGCAAGTTGCTCGTCAAATTGCTGTTGGCTCTGATAGCGTGTCTTTTGGTCGGCAATAGACACAGCAGTCGCGTCATCGCCCTCCCCAAAAGTATCGGTTAGGCTATCTATAACAGAACGATCCACACCTAAAGCAGTGGCTAAATCGTCGAGAGTTTTTATACTCTCGTCCTGACCGTCCTGATCATCATCAACTGATTCTTGAACAGCCTGGTCTGCTATATTAGAGTCTGCCGACTCGGATTCCTCCGGGGGAACAGGGGTTGCCGGAGTGTCCGCCCCCGAGTCGGCAGATTTTCTACGCATCGCTGGCGGAGGTTCCTCGAAATTTAAGTGTGCAATTTTATCGCTCGCAGAGCTTAGGTTAAGCGCTCCGGGCGGGGTTTCGGGAACCGCAGGTAATGAGGGCGCGCCTGCGGTGTCATCGATATTCTGGTAAAAAGGGCGTAGTATCATAATCGTTCCCCGGCAGTATCTCTTAGATTGGCGGCGTCTGCGGCGCGTATGCGCAACGCTAGTTGCCGTTTCACTTCAGTTAACACCTGCAAACTCCGAACAGCTTCTGCAAGTCGGTTCGGTTGTTCTGGGTGGCCATCCAAAGTGATGCGTTCTATCGTGCTAATATACTGAGCACGCAATGCGTCAAACCCTGCGGTAAACGCAGGGTTTGATAGAACTTGCTCAGCGTTAGCCGCAGATCGTTGAATTTCATTACTCATATATGCGCTATACTATACTATTGAGTAATGGTCAAATCAAAACCTGTGGTAACCCCCGAGACCGCAACTCGTAATTTGCCTAAACGCTCCGGCGTAATTTTTCCGATGGCTTTGCCCCCTGACCAACCGGAAAACGGACTATTGGCCTCGTTAGTAACCGGGAAAAAGTCGTCACCATCTCTCAACAACGGTTGCACTGTGGCACCCCCCAATTCGCCGAATGAAATAGTAACTGGGTCAATCGTCTCCAGTTCAAAATCGATGTTAATGTCTGCGGATACGTTCACTTTTGTTATAGCCATGTTTTATACCTCTAAAATTGAAAATCTACTTACATTTCGAACGCCGTTACCTGAATAGAGTTTTTGCCCCCGCAAGATAAAATCTGACGCTTCCGAAGCTCCACTCGTCGCAAGTTGGTGCATGTTTTCGTCAGTGTCGAGTACCCATATAGCCCCGCCACTGTTGAAATATACCCTGCCTGCGGAATCAGCGGCTAACGTAGACGCTCGATCCTCGCCCGCGTCGAAACGATTAGCCCCATCCACCGGTGTGACGTCTGTGCCATTACCCAACAGAATAGTCATAAAGCCGCCGTTTAGGTCATAGGTCATCAGGCAATTAGCAGCAGAGTACAGTATTTTGGTAGTATCTGCCGGCCAGCCGGACGCCCCTCGCACAATCGTATTTATGCCGGTTAGTAGATGCATAAGTTCGGGAGGTGCGGGAGGGCTATTTAGATCGAATCGGTACAGTGAACGGCCTGTGAACCCTGCGGAATAATACACATTATCCGTCGCGTCGTAAAAACCTTGTGAGGGAGGCGCAGTAATCGCAGAGCTGTAATCTGCTAATACAGTAGGCGTACTAGTCGAGCCATCAGTCGCTAGTGCGAAAATTTTTGAATTCTGCCCAGCGTTTGACTCTGTAACAATCAAAGACGACTCATCGGCAGATAAAAATATCTGCAAAAGGGCACCCCCAGGAGTAAAAATGCCAGTGTACAGTTCTGCCCAGTCGCCGGTCGCCAGATTCAACGAGTATATATTACGCTGCGTAGTTTCTATGACGTAGGCAGTATTTTCTGCTTGATCAATGCAAAATCCAGAGACTCTGAGCGCGGAGTCTACCGAGTCTATCCCGTAACTAAAATCGGTGGTTAATGATATAGTCATTTACGTTACCTCAATTTCGAATTGTGTACACCAATTATAATGTCGAGCGCTGCCTAACGCGGGAACTGTAGACCCGTCGCCCTGATCTCGTAGATTAATACGACCATCGCCGGCTATCGGCCCCGAGGTTAAATCCTGCCCATGACCTGCGCGTAATCTTCGATTACCGCCTGTAGGCGTAGTAGATAACGCAAAAACAACCTGGTTATCGTTCTGGACCACCGCCCCTACAATAGGTATTGAATCTACGTCATCAATATACGTAAACCCACAGAACTGATTCCCGATAACGTTTTTCATGACGTTTTCGAAATCGAATTCCAATGGAGGGAAAGGTACACTAAAGGTAGCAGTAATCTGAGTTCCGCTTAGCGTGGCTGACGTACAGGTAACCGGTGCCCAATTCTGGCCATCTACCAAACGATTTTTAACCGCCCGGCCAACTATATAACCTAAATAGCGCTGTGCATGAGGAGAAAAATGGAAATTATTGGCACTGATAACCTGCCGTCCTGCCAACCAACTAGTCTGCGTAACCGGAATGATTGCAGACGGCGCTGCTCGATGGGCGTCAATAAATCAGGGTAGATGAGATTATCACTGGGTAGCGACGTTGTTGGCTGCGTCATAAAAAACGGAATGCCTTGAGACTGCCCGGTGATGGCTTTTACGTCTGTGTCTACGTCTATTTGCCACTGAATTATATTTGTATCGTAATCAGGTTGCCGAGTAGATTGATCAGTCTCGCCATGCATCACCACAGCACATAGCACTCGGTACCCCACCCCTTCAGCATCGGCTAGCGTTTTAATCGCGTTCACCGTGTTCAGCATGTCAGTATGAGTAGCTGAACCCTGTTGTATTGAACCATACCGCCCTCCGTTTAACGCAGATACTGAATAGACCACTCGTAAATTAGTATCCTGTAGCCCTAAAGCAATTCCCGTACAAAGCGTTTCCCCCACGTTTTGTGAGCCCGGACCTGGCTCTAACGTTTCAACTAACGGCACAAGCGCAGTAGCTGCACTACCTGACCGCAGCCCAGTATCTGGCATACTCGGTGCCTGATTACTAAAAGTTGGGGCGGGTAATATCGTAGGGTAAATACTGTCCGACGCATGATGGGAATCTACTCCCAGCGCCTTAGATTGCCCAAGTAAAATAACGTGGAATATGTCGTCGTTGCCCCCGTCCGTTTGCCCATCTGTAAATTCATCTACAAATCGGCCAATAAACGACGGCACCATTCGGCTAATAGCATTATTCATTGGCGTCCTCTTTTTGTCGGGTTAATGATTCGGGTCGAGATATCTGATCGGTTTGCGCCTGGATCTGTTCAGTCCGCGCATCGGTAAGCTCCGTTTCGGACGCCTTCAATTTGTAATCCGCGAGAGCTTTTTCAACCTCGAAAGACAATCGCTCGTTAAACTCTCGATGAGCGTCGTCCAGTTTAGTGCGCTCAATATTAAGTTCCTCTTCACGCAACGCCAGTTCTTGAGCTTTAAGCTGCGCATTAGAAGCGACTTTTTGGCGTTCCAAATCTGTTTTTGCTTGATCATCCGCAAATTTACGTTGCTGATCCTGCTGCCAGTTCTGAACCTGCCCTTGTGCGATGACCATATTTGGGTCTGGTGGAGGAGGCTCAGGTTGCGGCGGTTGCCAGGGTACGGGCGCACCGTCGGGGCCGATAACAGGCTCCCCAGTAACGGGATCTTTCACAGGTTCGGCGGGATCAATAAACGCAGACTCTGCATGACCAACGTCACCAGCTTCTACTAATTGCGCTAGGGTATTGTATATTTTGTACGGATCAGTCAACCCAAAAGATAGCGCTTCTTTTTGTACGCCTAATAGCGTCATGAGTGTTTGAACCTTGACACTGTTATCAGGGAACCCTAGTCCAACCCTGACCGTCATCTTAGTTCGATCTTGCCAAGTACTCGGATCAAAATTTACCCAGCTACCCCGAATTTTCACCGATGCCGGGCTGTTGATGTTTTCTCGAATGAGCCTATGTATGTTTAGCATCAACGGTTTGAAACCGACCTCAGCTATCACTCGAACAATCATATCTAAACGTTGCGATGCTTGGTCTAGGGCCTGGTTAAACGCACCAGCTGTAGATTGCTGGAGCGTGTTAGGGTCTAGTGAAAGTTGAGGCGCTACGCCTGTTCGTAACTTAGTCTGTTCTTTCGTGTGGTCAATTACGCTGAGCAATTCTTGGATGATAGGCGTAGTCTGTTCCGGCATGACAATGGCTTGGGGATCTCCGCGAACAACAATTGCGGTAGAGCGCCCATCTAGGTAATCGTCGATTGTAGAATTATCGGGTAGTAGCCCATCCTCGTTAAAATAATGACGTCTGTCAGTTTGAGAGTAGACGTTATCGAGCATTTGCCGGGTTATCGTAGTTGATAGTCGTTGCAAATCTTTCACCGACTCAACTAACGACATGCAAATATGTTTATGCGGAATAACTATAGCGGCAGCGGCAACAATAGGCTGATAGCTATCAGCTTCATTGTATAATATCTGATCACCTACCATGATGACTCGGCGGCGTTCTGCAATATCGTCCAAATCATAATCAACAAGTACCGATATATCGTGCACCCAAAGCCTGCGATTTACTCCCTATTGGTCATCATCACGATCAGGTGACTCTTCCTCATAGAACAGGCGATTAACACGTTCATCATTCCACGTATTATCATCGGTGTCGCCAATCGCTTTTAGGGTTTCAGGGTCGAATCCCCTTTTCACTAGGTCGCTAATAGTTTGTTGACTACGATGGCATGTGAACTCACAGTTGGATAGATCGATACTATTGTGCGCTTGATGAATAAGTACTTCATCAGCAGGAAGGCACGCAATATCTAATTTTTGTTCTTGTTTAGTTTCGCGTATACGAACATCAAATAATTGTTGCTCTCCGTACGGTTCAACAACCTGGAAACGCTCGGATGCCTCTAGTATTTCGATATCCGGCATAGCGTACAAATTCGCCATATCTTGCTGCACTAATCCAGTCAACCGTCGTTCAGTTATCGTATGTTCGGTATTCATTTGAGCGCTAACATACCCATTCGGATTCATGAGTATGTCTTTGAGCCAATTATGACAGAGTAAAAACCCGTTGCCCTCGACCTGAATATGGTAATTTACGATATCAGTCTCTTGTTTGGCCTGGTCTTCGTCTTCCGGGGCATTAGCGACAAACTCGGCTACCGCTTGATTGCCTGTAAAAATACGAATCAAACTGGGCATGGCCCATTCAACCGCTTCTAAAACCTCGCGGGTTACGAAACTCGATTTGCCGTCGCGTTCATCGCCTGTTTTTTTACCCCAATAGCGGTTAAAATTATCCTGGCGCACCTCAGAAGTGTCGCCGTCCTCGTCATTCAGCGCGCTATCGATGTACTCTGCCAGTATCGTAGTTAGTTCGCCGTCACTCAGTGTATTACCAGAATTAGTATTGCTATCATCCATACTATCGCCTCGAAAGACGCCCATAGCGCCTAATTTATGGTGGGCCTAGTAGGGTTCGAACCTACGACCAAGGGAGTATGAGTCCCCTGCTCTACCAACTGAGCTATAGGCCCAGAAAACCCGCCGAGTAGGTGAGTTTTCAGTCGCTTACAAAATTAATACTTGCCTTTCTTGCCTTTCTTGCCTTTGCCTTTTGAACTGTGCATCGAACCGTTACCGTTAATACCTCGATTCTGTCTAGTGTCACGACCGGCCATGCCTTTCTTGCCCTTACCTTTCATAGTCATACTCTCCAATTGGTAGATTGCTTTTTCTGCCCCCGAAACTCTCGGCTCAATCGGCTCTCGGTCTCGCTCATTTCACGCGGCGGGGTACTATGTCGGTAACCCTGCGCAAATTGTCGGAACGCATCCGAACCGTTCGAACCCCAAGAATGTAACGGGACCTGCGAACGTATATTACCATCATCTACGATTTTAAACCTATAGTCCGCTAATGCGTCCAGTCCTATAGCGCAACGCTTTTCATCGAACCAGGTAGTAAGTAGCGCTTTTCGAGTCAATGCAATACCCTCGCCGATATTTTGTATTCTCGCTACCGCAGTAATCGGGTGGACTCCCGCATCCTCAAACATACGTTGCCGCGTAGTCTTCATACCCAGCACCTGAACCTTGATATCATGCGGCATGTAGTGCGTACCATAAAGGTACCCTTTTTCTTTGAGCAACTTAGCATAGAACTCAATATCTTCAAGCCGCGCCTCCTCGTAATCAATCATACGATTCTGAAGACCTACGCGCTGCATAAACCATATAGCGGTCTGATCATCCCTGCCCAGGTCCCAAAACGTATCGACGGGTATGCCCGGCTCGATAGGTACGCTCGTAATCTGTCCGCGTAAATGCAGTATTTTGAGC